TAACCAAGAAGAAGAATACATCTCTTTATTCAGCTGACTTTGCGAAGAGTACCGACGAAATTGGTATTGACACTGCTAGGTTCGTATTAAAAGAACTAGTATCCCATATAGGTAAACCTATATGGTGGGACGCTGCAGAGAGATTAGTATTCTCTGCACACGACCTAACAGTCAAAAACAGTACTCTTCCATCCAAACAGATAAGTTGTGGTGCATTGATGGGACTAGGCCCAAGCTGGACAATATTATGCATATTGAACGCGTTCGCTGCACACCACACTCATAAAAGATCACATGCTATCTGTGGGGATGATCTTGTTGGTCTATGGACACAAGATGAAATCAGCTTGTATGAAAAGAAGACAGAAGACTTAGGATTGATTCTCAATAAGACAAAATCATTCGTAAGTAAAACCGGTGGGGTCTTCTGTGAGAAATTCGTTGAGAGGATTGACGAATTCTCTGCGTTAAGCTCTTCTTTCATAAGGATCGCTCAAGCTACTATGATGGTAGGAATTCAAAAACAGAGGGGGATATTAGCAGCAGATGCAGTTTATTCTATAAGAGAACAAAATGAGTATGTGCATCCTGAAATCCACGCAACTTGTCGCGCCTCTGCTTCTCGTTTTTCTGTGTACAAGTCAATGAAAGCATCGAAGAGTATACCTGGTACCTACTCACAAGGAGGAGGTGGAGGCAGTTCACCGAACTTATACACTGTGATGTCTTATTCTATCTTTGGCCCGTTAAATCTAACAATAGGTGCGAAGGACAAAGACTATAATAAAACTTATAAAAAGTACCGAGACCAATTACGAAACCGCGAACCGGTAAGAGGTATCCAAGGTAGAATAACATCAAGAGAAGCACTAGTACACGTAAAGACATGTCTAGACCGCAAGTATCTACCTGATAAAACCGAGTTCGAATTAGTAAGATGCAAAGATTGGAAGTCTATATCTCGAGAGATAGTCAAAAGAAGGACACATATAGACTCTTTACTCCAATCTTCATCTGTATTTAATTGGATTGAAAACCTAACAAATGAAAAAGACCTATTTATACCTGTTCTTACTGCCCGTGAAAAATCGTCATTAAAGTACTACGTAAGAAGAAAGATGTACAGCTCAGCATTAAAACTATTACAGAACAGTTGGGACAAACCAGTGAGCTACAAAACAATGATAGATCTAGATCATTCTCCAGATCTACAAAATGAGAAGAGACTAACCTTAAGTCTCAAGCCCATTTCGCAGAAATGGGATTCAGAAGTGAAC